CGGGGGCAGTCAATCCTGAAATATAGGAGTTCTCGATGAAACCACGTGCTCCTGGACTGTCGTTGTATTTATGAAAATGCGGCAATGTTCTACCGTCATATCCATATGGAATACGTTTACCGTCTACACTGGTCTGTCCCAAACAAGATATCATCTGTGCGATGTTCGTAGGATTACCCTTTGAACCCGAATTCACAATAATGAGGAATCGATTGTTTTTATCCAAACTATCGCGCCCAATTTTTCCTGCTTCATCTGTTGCCTTGTTCAAAATATTACCAACATTGGTCTCAAATTCGACAATACTAGACTTTGCGGTGTTGTTCTCAAATACACCCAAATGAACCTTGTCGATAAGTTCCTGAACTTCCGCTTTCTGTTGGGCAATAATCGTCAAAATTTGTGTCTGTGTTGCCTTATTAGCAATCAAATCACTAATTCCTACACTAAACGCACTTGTTTTCAGATATTCGGTTACAATATTTTGTAGATTGTCGTTGAAATTTACACACGCCATATTACCAAAATCATTATTGATACGATGGAGCATACCTTTGGTAGTTGAACCAATTACTGATTTATCCAATTGTCCGCGGATGAACTTACCATTTCTGACTTCAAACACATTGGGTGAAGTTGCGAAATCATCCCCATCCTTAAATTGTTTTGTCTTGTAGACCATAGTCATTGGAGGAACAATCTGTGATAGGACATCGAATGAAGACAGATTTTTTTTCTCATTTAAAGCAGCAGTGTCTACGTGAGGATACATCATCAAGAGGTTCATTGCTTCGCGATGATTAAATTTAATATTTTCACGAGTTAACCGATAAGATCCGAGAAGTGAATCTTGATAAATACCGATAATTGGAGAATTACTTGCCGGACTAATTGTGCAATATGGGATTGCCGCCAAAGCACGTAATTCGGTTTCCGCTAATACATTTTGGGGCATGTGCATATTCATCTCATCACCATCAAAATCCGCATTATAAGGCTTTGTATCGCCTACATTCATACGAAATGTATCGCCTACTTTCATAACTTTTACAATATGACACATCATAGACATTCTATGAAGACTGGGTTGTCTGTTGAATAAAACCGCGTCTCCATCCATCATATGACGATGAACTGTATCTCCATTATATAACTCGATTGTCTCCCTATCAACATTTCGAAGTGAAATATTTTCTCCAGATTTTCTCTCAAGAATCTTCGCACCAGGTTCTCCATTTGGTCCACCATCTGGACCATTCTGAACCAATTTTGTTAGGAAATCACGATTACGGTCATTCACCGTCACTGGTTTTGTAATATTCATCGCAATTTTCAAAGGAACCCCCAATTGCTTTACTGATAGATTGGGATCACCCGTAATTACAGAACGGGCACTAAAATCAACACGTTTTCCCATAAGATTGCCTCTGATGCGTCCATTCTTCGAATTCAAACGTCCCATAATACAATTTAATGGCCGTCCTGAACGTTGAGCCATAGGAGCAACACCCTTGATTTTATTATTCGCAATCATCGCTACTGAATGCTGTAGAATTGTATACCAACCCTCTGTGACGTTCGCATTTGATTCAGGGTTCGCCATCTTATCGCGCAAAATATTATTATATTTGATAATACTTCTGTAAATATGAGTCAAATCATCTTCACTTCGCTGTTGCGCATCATGCTTTACAGATGGTCTTACCGCAGGAGGGGGGACAGGCAAAACTTCCCAAATCATCCAACTTGGTCTTGACCAAATAGGACTGAATCCCATAAAATTAATATCATCGTCAGAAATACGTTTGAAAATTTTCAGCATATTTTCAGCGGTCATTTTTTTGGTGATTTTATTATCACCATCATCATCTTCTGTATCTAAATTTTCCCACGTCGCACAAATTGTAGCCATTCCTTCTAATTTAATCTTATCGGGTTGTTTACATCCACAACCATCTTCGGTCTGTTCACCGCAACGTTTAATTGTTTTAGATGTAAGCGAATTTACATAATCCCAACGCTTGGAACTAGGTAGGTCTAATATATGCTTGTGTTGATTTTTGTTAATAAGAAGTTTGCTACATTTGAAACAAATCGCACGCGAGATTTTCAAAATATCCTTCATATTTTGAATTGAAAATACGGGTCTAGCAAGTTCAATATGTCCAAAATATCCAGGGGTATCAATATAAGTCATACCGTCGGTTGGACAAATTAGACCTGGTTCCAAAACGCCCATACGAGGATCAAACAAACCACCTACAACGGGCTTGTTATTATTATATGTATCACCAGAAGTTATTTCGACCACTGAATTTTTTCGTATTTCCTCGGGTGATAACATACTAAATTGGATACCAATAATTCTAGATGGACGCTCATAATTATCTTGACTTGAATGTTTAGACATGTTTAATATAATATAATTGGCTATATTTTATATTGTTTTACTTTCTATTAATCTAAATCAATTTTGTTGATTGATATATATTTTTCAAAAAAGGTAATAAAGTCAAATTCATATTAATTACTAGTACTGAAATTATGCCTAGTAAATCCAGTGAAAAAAAACCAAACACACGTAGTCAGTATAAACCTCGCAAGGATGAATCATCTTCTTCTGAGGACGAGGAAGATTCAAATATTTTATATTTAAATGATGATGATGATGAATTGGATAGTGAATCAGAATCTGACTCCGATTATATTCCTAAAGGTCATATTAAAAAAAAATATAGGGTTTTAGAATATGATTCAGATGAATCTGACGATGAAGAAATCGAATATGATATTGAGGATGACGAAGATGATGACGGTTCGAATATAGACCCCCGTGAATTGCGTAAAACGATTGCTACATTGTTTCCCTCTAATTATATTAACGAGAAGGTGAAAAAAGATGAAAGGAAGTGTAAACCTAAAAAAAAGGTGAAACCAAAAAAGGTTATTAAAAAAAAGAGCAAGTATAAGAAACGTAAAGAAGATAGTGATTCCGATACAGAATCAGAAGACGAATTTTATGAAGATGATGAGGATGAGGATGAAGATGAGTGTGAGGATGAAGACCTTCAGGAGTTTAATCTTTTAGTTTCAGCTCTAACTGGCGGTGGACCAAATGAGGATGAAATTAACGACCAAAATGCGATTAAAGATGATCGTCATGAAGAGTGTAATAGCGATGATGAGAAATTATTTATGCGTGAGAATTATGAAACAATCCCTATTCCGGAAGGAGTCGTCACTAAATCGATGAAAAATAAACTCAAACTAAAGGAAAGAGAAAAACACAAGAAAAAACAACGAAATCATTCTGAAAAATCGGATAATTCCGAAACCGTAGATGCAGAAAAAGAATATAAAAGTTTGATTGAGTTAAAAAAATATCTTTCTACACAACTCAAGGAAAATCCTAAGAGTAAGATTTTGATGAAAGCAATAGATGAGTGTCGAGAATCCATTCGTAAACTAGTGAAAAAGTCTAGACTAAAGAATGCTAAAAAATATTACAAAATGGTCAATGGGCAAGACGAGAAGAAGACAGGAGAAATCGAATTTTTTAAAAAGCAATTGTCTAATAAAGAGCAATTGCGTGTGATTAAAGAACTCAAGGAGATTAACGACCATATTAGTATTAAAAAACCTTATCGTCTTACCTTATTGGATAGTAATATCCCACCTAAATTTAAGGCAACTGTAATGCAAAAGGTAGATATGTTACGCTCAATGGAGCCAGGTGATCCTGAATATTTCAAACTTAAGACTTGGGTTGATGGATTTATGCGTATTCCGTTTGGTGCTCAAAAAAATATGAATGTTAAAATTACAGATGGTATCGATAAGTGTAGTGAATTTATGGAAAATGCGAAAAAGACATTGGACGAATGTGTTTATGGGTTAAACGATGCTAAAATGCAAATTATGCAGATGCTTGGGCAGTGGATAACGAATCCAGAAGCACTTGGTACAGCCATTGCGATTCAAGGTCCTCCCGGTACAGGAAAAACGTCTCTTGTGAAGGAGGGTATTAGTAAAATTCTTGGTAGAGAATTCTCATTTATTGCTCTTGGTGGAACAGGTGATGCGAGTTCATTGGAAGGTCATGGATATACATATGAGGGAAGTATTTGGGGACGAATTGTTCAGATTTTGATGGATAGTAAATGTATGAATCCCGTAATCTATTTCGATGAGTTGGATAAAGTAAGTGATACGCCCCGAGGTGAAGAAATCATTGGTATTCTTACTCATTTAACAGATACATCACAAAATAATCAATTTCACGACAAGTATTTTTCGGAAATACATTTTGATTTAAGTAAATGTTTGTTTATTTTTAGTTATAATGATGAATCACGTATTAATCCTATTCTTCGAGATCGTATGTATCGAATTACGACCAAGGGATATGATAAAAAGGAAAAACAAATTATCGCACGTGATTTTTTGCTGCCTAAGATTAGAGAACAAGTCTGTTTTAAATCAGATGAATTGATTATTCCCAACGAAACACTCGAAGAAATTATTTCTAACGAGACAATTACCAAGGGTGAAGAAGGTGTGAGAAATCTAAAGCGGTGTTTAGAAATTATTCATACCAAACTCAATCTGTTTCGTCTAATGAAACCAGAAAAGAATATTTTCGCAAAGGATTTGGATTTGGAGGTCACTTTCCCTATTACAGTTACAAAAGAACATATTAAGAAATTGGTTGATTGTGATAAACAAATTAATCAGAGTTTGTTGGCTCTGTATGTATAAGGGTACATTTGTACCATTATAATCCCTATTTTTTATTTTAGATAAGAAAATACTACAATTTTACTATAATTATATGATATTTAGTAAAATTGATTTAAATTACCATACAAAAAAAACTATGTAATTAAAAATGAACACAATGTTTGAATTCTATCTCAATTTATTTGATCAGAAGAAACTGTCTACGAACGATTATATGCGTTCTTTCGCACAATTTATAAATTTAAATGGAATACAAATGACGAATGTAGATGAACTAAAAGATGATGAGGAATATTATACATTTAACATTCCTTATAAAAGACAAAGTTATGAATATAGTTCTACAGATAAAAAGTTTATTGGAGACCCTACATCAACTTACTTTACTATAAAGGATTATAAAGACATGACCTCTATCTACTTACCAAACCGATATAATGGTATAGTAGAATATACAATGAAAAAAAAAACAAAACAGGCTATATTAGAAAGGATATTGTTAACGGATAACTTTACTAAACGCCCTACGTGTGCGATATGTTTAAAAGATAAATTTACGGAAACAGGACCATATGTAGCAGTAAGTTTTAACGATACAATATGTAACAAACATATATTTCATGAAGGATGTGTTAAAGATGGTCGAGTGAAAATTTGTCCATCGTGTAGCAGTGATAAAAAAGAATTAACACGAGTAGATTTATCTAATTTGTTGCCTATATATAAATATAGCGAATATGATTATGTCGTCCCTACAAAATTAATGAATATAATACCAGGAACAAAACAGTATTCATAATTTGTGGATATTAGATTATTTTATAAAACATATTAAATATTATTTCATTAGTATATTTAATATGGATAACTGCACAATTGAACATCTCATTCAGATCAAAAGTTTATTAATTTCGTGTGAAAAAAATGATGAAATAGACGATATTATAAAAAAAGTGGATAGTTTTTTGATAAAATACTGTGAACATAACATTATTGATGATACAATAGATATTGATCAAGATAAATCAACATCGATTCGATATTGTGATAAATGTTTTATTACATTTCAGTAAAACCGTAGTAACGTATAATTTCTGTAAAATACAATTTATAAATTACATTTATAGAATGGATAGTTTCAAAAGTACAAATGATTGGATTCAAAAAACTCATGAAAATATGCGTAACGAAGCTGAATATAGCAGAAAAATATCGAATAAAGAAGATACGTCAAGATTTGATGTTAGAAAAAGTAGAGCCACAAGAACTTTAGTTCCTATACATTCTATTCGAAAATATGATGAAACAATGTATAATTTTATAATTGAAACAACTCAAACCATATCTAAATTAAATGCGAGAATTTTAGAATTAGAAGAAAAAATAGAACAATAAAGGATTAATACATATACCTATTCTTTTTCTACAAACATTATTAACATTTGTAGAAAAATGTTTCATTTCATTTCATTAAAGAAATTACGCACAAGAATTAGCACAACCCGACTGATTTCCACCACGTGTTTTAAGTAATTCGATTTGTTTATCGTCAAGACACAGATATCCCTGGGAATTACTTAAACCACTTGACCTCATCATACATTCCTCGCTTAATCCACCTTTAGCTTGAGAATATGAATCAAGAACTTTGTCTTTTTTATCAGGTCCAAATAGTCCGTTCATTTTAGGAACACGCTGCTCGGTGGGTTCAGATGCGGTGCTATTGATAAGATGTCTATCTTTAGCATCAACAACGTTTCCGTCTGGGTAACTAGCGTAATTAACAGGTCTAAATCCCTCGGCATCCGCGTATTTAGAATGAGCATTGTAAGGCATTACCGCGGAACATCCGGCACAAGTAGTCAGCATTACAACAATGGCTAAACCAATGAGTATGAATAGTAATCCAGTTGATATTTTTCCGGTTGATTTCATTTCGATTTATATATCTAGATGAGAAATTCTAGATTTATACAATTTATTTATTATCAGTAATTTCCTTTTTATCAATATAGGGAATTGTTTTTTTATCGATTTCGGTTAATGAACGATATAGTTTTTGAAGTGGAGATGAATATTGTTTAAAATATGGATTGTTTAATGTATCTTGTATTCGCAATCGAAGTTGGGCTAAATGTTCTGGTAATTCCCGAATTGAATCTAAAACATCATCAGGAGCACTATGAATATTATGAATGATTGATTCCAAATTTCCTAAATATTTTGACGTAATTAAATTACTTATACTCGTTATTTTATCAATTTCGCTTACCGAATTTTTTATAAAATCTTCATTTTGTTTTAAATTATCGTCTATGTAACTGTCCGCATTTTCTATTTTGTCCTTGCTGTCTTGCGTTGTCTTACGAACACCTTCATATTCATTTGTTTTATTATTATAGTGTGATACGGCATCATAATACATCCTCTTTAATGCTAAAAATTCCGGATCTTTTAATATTAAATTAGAATTTTGATTCACACACGGTTTTCCGTAATAAAACATTGGGTCACATTTATCAATACGTATGTAATATTCATATTTAAATACTAATATTAAAATTACAGTGAATAAAATAAACATAATAAATACGATTATTGTTCCGAAATATTGGGGTCTATTATAATCAAAAAAATCTAATGGAATATAATTATAGGACATCGGCATTATTTAATATAATATATAACACGTTAAAAACGTTTTATATATACTGAATTATTTCCTTTCTCTTATACGGAATATATGTTTAGTTGATTATGATTTAACGGTGTTTATTGCCCCGTCTTTAATATAATTTCCTAATACAAATGATCCAGCCAGTTTAGATATAGTATCTCTTAATTTCGCAATATTTTTCTGTATAGAAACTCCTAAACTATTCGATTCAACATATTTCTTTGGGACTTCGGTTTGAACCTTGGTATCTAATCGTGATGCTGTGCTATCCAACCTAGCATTTACTGTTTCTAAATTCATAGCAGAAGATTTAATATCATTCATTACCGTTGAAATAATTTCGCCTTGGGAATTTTTCATATATTGTTCGAACTTACCTTCGGGATCTTTACCAAATAAATAGGCATTTGTTATTACACTTATTCTATTTTGATAATCCGTAAAATTAGCATAGACATATGCGAAAAGAATACCAATAAACATCAAACCAAAAAATATAAAAATAGCAAATGCTTGCCCCCATTCTTGATATTGTATTGTTTTAGGTGGAACAAAATATCTATTCATTATGGTCTTTAGTGATGTAGTATCCTCATTGACTTCATTTATAGTAGCAGGAACACTAGTAGTATTAGTATCCGACATGTTATAATATATAGTATTCTCCTATATATTATAAAGGGTTCAAAATACATAAAAAAACAATATTATAATCATTTATATTATGACGTCCAACCTAAGTGATGATGATCGTCTTAATCTAAAAAAAATGATGTCCGAAATGGATTATGTTGATAATACGGACACAATTCGTCGTCTTAAACATAGTGTGCGAATTCGTGACGATATTCGTAAATTAGAAGATTTAAAGCATGAACATAAAGATATGCGTATTCGCTCTCCTGAACAATTTTTCAATATAGCATATACCGAGTGTGATTTTTTATACAACAATTATTCCGATATTTTTAGACGTCTCATGAAAGACGAGATAGACATTCAAATAATGTCTAAATTATTGATCGTTTTAAAACTAATTGAAGAGGGACATTTAGACCAACAAGATGGTGCTATTCGTGTCGGTAAGTTATTAAAGGAATTATATTTGGATTCTGCCGTTAAACACGCCGATGCTCTCGATAAAGAACACGAAGGTGATAAACCAGTTATTAATGATGGTAAGAAAATATCTTGGACTAGATTTAAACAAGGCGGTATGCCGACAAATGCTTAAATAGTTGGTAACTTACGTATTTTTCTCTTTTTTAAATTGTGTCTTATCATTTTCATCCAATAACATTACACCCATCGCTGCGTAATTATGTAAGTCCATAAGTGTATCACGAATTCCTTCATCATCTACTAAATTCACACCATTCTTTGTTATAGACAAAGAACGTTGTATTTTATCTTCAATACGCATCAATATTCCAATCACTCCAAATTTCGCAAAAGCATCTCCATAATCTTGGTTCTTTTTTTTGAACATTTCTAGACATTTTATTTGAACATTTTCCAATTGTTGCACCCGGTTCATGGTATATATACTAATAAAATATATATATTTAAATACATTAAATTTAAATATTTGTAAAATTTTTTTTGAATAAATATTATATGTCCGATACAACTGATATATTTACCATTTATAAGGGTAAAGGATTATATCAATCAAAACAGAAAACACGTACAAATAAATATTTTGTATTTGACCTAGATGAAACAATTGGTTCTTTCTCTGAAATGTATATTTTATTTAAATATTTACAGACTGTCCAAGAAGAGAGTAATATTATATTATATGATTCATTAGAAGAGTTGTTATTTTCTATCTTGGATGAATTTCCCGAATTTTTTAGATATGGAACTTCAGTTCTATTTAAATATTTAAACAGTAAAAAGAAACTCTATTCAAATATATGTATTTATATTTACACAAATAACGCTTGTATTCCTATTTCTTGGACATCTATCATTGTGAAATACATTGAACATAAATGGAATCTACAACTCTTTGATAATATTATAAGATGTTTCAAAATAAAAGACCACATTGTTGAATATAATCGGACTACAAATGATAAAACGTTTAATGACCTGATGAACTGTGTTAAATTACCCAATAATATAGAATTATGTTTTATTGATAACACATTATTTCCAAAAATGCAGCATCGTCACGTATATTATTTACGTCCAAAATCTTATTATCACTACGTGAATCGAAACGATATTTTGAAACGTTTTTTTAATTCGGAAAAGGGGGTAGATATTGCGAAACGTCTGGATTTGACTAGTTCAGAAGTAATCGATAAGGCGAAATCATGGTATATCGAAAACAATTATAACTTTGACGTCTTTTCGAAACAACGGGAAGAAATGGAAATAGACATCGAAGTGTCCAAGAAGATGTTATACCATTGTCGCCTTTTCTTCTACATTACTACAAAGACGATTAGAACTAGGAGAAAAAAACAAAGAATAATTTTAAATAAAACGAAAAAAAATTATTGTAAATAGGTGGGTTAATTGTCCTTTAATTGTAAGATGAGTAGTTCATCCATTGTTAATTTTTGGAAGGTTATACAGTCATCAAATTTATATTGAATAAACCGTTGCCTGTTCTTGCATAGAATTTGGGTTCCATTTTCTAGAAATTTCACATCAACGACTATTCCTCCATTCGTCAACTTATCGTTTCTTAACCATCGTATATGTTTCCCTTTATGAACATGATACACCTTTTCCACTAATCTATAATTTATAAGACTCGCACTGTATTTATGTATAATCTCTTTTGATATATCTTGCTCACTCAATATATCAAACACCTCTTGTGTAATAGAAGACAATGAGTGGTCGCCTATGTATTGATGGTCTACATTTCCTGCGGATTCCAATATAGTGTCCAAGTCCAATGTATTTTGTAATTCCGGATTATTTCGTTCATTTTCTATGAGTACATCCATTGTATATCTATAACACATATCATTTATATCCATTTTTTATGGTATTTTACGATTTATTCTCTTATTCTTGGACACTCTCTGGATATAAAATATAAATAGGATGTATAAATCAATGGTGCATGTTGATATTTGTCCTCAATGCGAAGATTTTATTATTATAGAGAAATTAAATTGTGGTATTTTCAGACATGGTGTATGTAAAGAGACACATAAACAGATCGACCCTCACTTATCGAGAGATAAATGCGAACTATTAATAAAGAATGATTTAATATATGGGTGTGGAAAACCTTTTCAAATATTAAATTTAGATGGTGTATGGAAAATACAGAAATGCGACTATATTTAGTCGTCATTATCAAGACAAATTTCTTTTGTAAATTGTCTTGGACATTTTTGATTTTTTAAATACATATTCATTATTTCCGCAGGTGTAAACGTATTTGTCGATATTCTATCTTGGACATTTCGTGGGATATTTTTCTCATATAGATGTCGGTATATATCCACAATGGATTTTCTCGATAATTTCGACATTTCCATCCGAAGGTCAATCCTACCTGGACGTGTTAAAGCCGGATCCAATTTATCATAATGATTACTTGTAATTATCATGATTCTTCCCGAATGTTCTTGAATACCGTCCCATATGTTTAAAATATCATCTAGTGTAATTGGGTCAGTATTTGCTATTTTGAACACCATTTTTTGTTTATCTTCACAATTTCCTTCAGTTTTATCTGAATCTTTCTTCTCCATCATCGATTCTATTAATTTCACTGTATTATCCTTTTTTTCATCTACATCCTTTCTTTGTAAAACAATATCACCCAAACAATCAATATCCTCAATAACGATGATTTTCTTATCAAATGTTATAGAATCATCTATATTTTTTCGATTATATGTATTTTCAAAGAAAAATTTATACAATTGTGCCCGGGTTTTAAACAATTTCATCGATAAATTCACAATATGTCTGTCGGTATATTTCGCAATTGCCTTTATAATAGACGTTTTTCCAGTTCCCGGTTCTCCAGATAAACCTATTCCCAACGTATATGGAATTCCTTTTTTATAATACCATTCCTTATTGTGTAGAAAAAAATCTATCTGGTTTAGAAGTCGTGTCTTATCATCGAAAAACAGATTATCAAATGAACGTGTGGTTGTGAAAATAGATTCATTCCAACATTCCTGATAATAATCTTCATGATCCACTTGTTTTATCGTATAAATATATCGATTTTTCTCCCGAACTGTTTTTATATTTTCGGTATATTTGGTGGTAATATCATTTAAAAACCCTTTAATCGAATCTACTTTTGTCGTATACGAAAATAGTTCGATTGTAATTGTATACGATTCACACGGACCAGAATTCCCCTTTTTCTCAAGCGTCTCTTTCGAAACATTGGTATGTCCGTATATACCGAGTTTTTTATCTACAAGAAAAGCGTGCGGTTGAGATACATAAAAAAACGTATTATTCTCATTATTTATACGAGAACTCGACGTCCGGTTTAGTTCAGTCAATTCCAATATATGATCATCGTTATTGTTGTTTAAAATATGCTCCCATATAGCAGAAAAAGTATTTGTAAAACATTCCACTACAGTGGCCTCTCCTGAAAAAAGACATACACTACGAATACGTTCACCCTTTAGACAAATGGTATATTTCGTATTGAATAGATTATTCCATTGAATAGCAGAAAACCACGATAAAAATTGTGATATATTAAATCCATCCACTTTAGATAGAACCTGTGTTAACATAGTCACAAGCAGGGGTAGAAATATAAATTGATACATATTATTGGGCTCCATGTTCGAAGTTTTTATAAAAATATAAACAAATCTTTATATTTTTACACCTATACATTATTTTTTATGGATTAACAAATAATAAATTCAAAACGACTTAATAAAATAGCAGTAACATATATTATAATGCTTTATATCTGTCTCTTCGCAGTTCTCACTACTTTCTCAAACGCACACAACCATTTCGATGAATGGTTGCATAAATTTTCTATCCACGTAAGTGACGATTCTCATCGTGAGCATTTGTTCCAAAACTGGTTTTCAAACGACAAGTATATTCAGGAGGTGAATGGCCATAATTTGACGTATACTTTAGGACATAATCATTTTTCAGGAATGAACAGTGTTGAATTTAGCGGTTTTTTAAATAAAAACAACCACTTTGTTGAACATATGAATACAGATAATATTTTTTCTAGAATTGTTGACTATTCTGTGCCTGATTCCGTAAATTGGGTAGAGAAGGGTGCGGTCACCCCAGTGAAGGATCAGGGACAGTGTGGTTCGTGTTGGAGTTTTTCTACTACAGGTGCTTTAGAGGGTGCATATTTTATCACCTATGGTGAACTTCTATCATTTTCCGAGCAGCAATTGGTGTCTTGTGACTCATTGAGAAACGGAGGACGTGACCATGGATGTAATGGTGGTCTTATGGACAATGCGTTTCAGTGGATTGAGAAAAACGATGGACTCTGTATTGAGTCTGATTATCCATACACATCCGGAACAACTATGCAGGCAGGCACTTGTGAGACCACTTGTTCTATCGTTTCCCAAAGTGACGTCCAGACATACAGTGATGTGAAACCTAATTCTGACGATGATATGATGGCGGCTTTAAGTCAGCAACCTGTATCAATTGCGATCCAGGCAGACCAGAAAGATTTCCAACTCTATAGTTCAGGTGTATTTACTGGAGATTGTGGAACTAGTCTTGACCACGGTGTATTGGCGGTAGGATATGGAAGTGAAAGTGGTGGTGACTATTATATCGTCAAAAACTCATGGAGTGATACTTGGGGAGATGATGGATATATTAAACTAGGTCGTGGTATTCAGTATAACAATGGTGCAGGACAGTGTGGTATGCTAATGCAAGCCAGTTTTCCCACCGTATAACTTTTTTATCGCCCTATATTAAATGAGTCA